CTTCGCATCCACCTCGTCATCCTCGGTTGCCGACCGGAAAGTTGCCGAAAGCTCACCCAGATACGCATACAACTCATTGAACTTGGTCAGCAACTCCTCCCGGTCACGCTCACCAGGATCCGGCAAGCGCAGGAATACCCCACCCCGCTGCCGCGCCGCTGCCTGCGCCAGTTCGTCCGAATTGCACAGATCGATGATCGCCTCGGCGCGATCCAGGCTCAAAAAATGACGCTCGTTACCGACCAGCTGGTTGCGCAGCAACTGCGCCTTGACCAAGTTATCGGGCGAAGACAACGCCGCCGCCAACGCCTCGATACCGCCGTTGAATTGCCGGGCGGCGCGATGCACCGCAATACGCAAATCACTCATGTGTACACTCCCGATTTATACGTTTTGCATACGAACGTGCGGCCCTAGACTGATGCCACACCACCTTGAAACGAGATACCCAATGACCCACACCCCCAAAAAAATACCCGACCGGAACACCATGAACCGGCCGGGCAAACCGCAGCAGCGGTGCCACGGTGGGAGACAACGGGGCGGCCATGCCAAAACCGCTAGAATCACGATTCCACTCATTCATCATTTTGAAAGCCACCACCATGACCAGATACCTAGCCGTATTCCAACTACCCAGGCCAACACGCGAACACGCCAAGATCGACGACGTCATTCGCAGCGGTGCCACGGGTGGCGACTTCAAGAAAATCGTACTGGGTGCCTCGACCGTCCTATACCTGTTCGACGCACCGCGCAGGCCGCACGAACTCAGCTTCAGCCGCATCCTGCTGACCGGCGACGAAGTAGCCTTCTTCGAGATCGGGGAATACTTCACGGCAAATGGCTTTCGGACGCTTCAAGGCTGGTTGAACAGCCATCGCCAAAAATAAACCTCATCCGCGCTGCCACCACCCATTCATGGGGCTTGGCGAAGAACGCGGTCAGACCCCAGAGGAATTCCGAGAACACCAACCGGGTCAGCAGCGAATCCACTGGCTTGGTCATCTCAGGCCGCCTTTTCCAGATTTGGGCAAATTTCGGCGCTGACCGTAGCATTCGTGCCGCGCAGGTAGGCCCAGTCGACGTCGGGGCGCAAAGACTCGCAAGGCACGACGCCATTCGATTCGCGATCAATTACTACCGCCAGCTTTTCACCGCAGGGCTTTTGCCCGTAGGCGATGTTTCGGAGGTGCCCTACAGATGTATCGCCAGCCCTGGCAAGCTCTTCGCGCTTGCGTGCAGAAAGGCCGGAGAAGAATGTTTTGAAGTCCATAACCGAATGATATTCACCGTTCGGTGTTGTGGTCAACACCTTTCAGTGAATTCACCGTGCTGTAACCATATGGTGTAGTCACAACATGAATACTCCTGACATCCGTCGCGCCGTCCTGCGAACCCTTATCGATCGAGACTTTGGCGGCGTTGCCCGTCGCCTGGCGCTTCACCTCGGCAAGCCGGACGGGCAGATCAACGATATGCTTGCTGATCCGCCGCGCAAGTCGTTCGGCGAACGTATTGCGCGGGCGATCGAGGAAGCCTATCCGTTGCCACTTGGTTATCTTGATCAGGCAATCAATGCGACGCCAGCAAACCAAGCCAATGAGCCAGCGCCAGCCTCCTACAAAACCCAGGCGCGGTACTCGAAACAAGCCATGGCACTGGCTGCCTACTATGACCGCCTGCCCAGCGACAAGAAGGCTGAGATCGAAGCGTCGATGGTCGCCATATGCTTATCGATCCCCGAAGAGAAACGAAGCGAACTTGCGGAAATTCTCACGCTTTTTCAATAAAAGTATAACCATCGTCATATTGTCATTGCCGAGTCTGCCATTCAAAATGCTTTTCCAATAACAACAAACTGGGAGGGCATATGGAAGGCGTTCGAGAGATTCGCAGGACGGTTTTGCCACGGGACGTGTTCGAACTGATCGAGGGTTACATGATGGGCGAGATCAAGACCCTGCACATCGTAGCGGTGTCGAGAAAGGGCACCGTGGTTCGCGTCAGCACTGGGGCCATCCCGGAATACATTGCCGCGAACGATAGCTCACCGGCCGAAATTGCCAGAGCTCTGTCTTAACTCATTCATAAAGGACGGTTATGGAGCTTTTTCTTTTCTGGCTATTTTTTTCAGTGATCTGCGGAATTGTCGCCAGTAGTCGGGGCCGTTCCGGCTTTGGTTATTCGCTGCTGGCCATTATGATTTCCCCCTTGCTCTGCATCATACTTGTTGCACTGTTACCGAATCTGAAGAACAGCCTAAGCTCCAGCCAGCCAACGCCTGAAACGCATGTCAAATGCCCGGACTGCCGCGAGCTCATCCTGCGAGATGCCAAGAAGTGCAAGCACTGTGGGGCTGCGCTTATCCCGCAATAGCCGCCGACCATTCCAAGGCGGTCCAATTCATGGTGAAAAAGCAATGAAGCTAATCCATCTTATTTTTGGCTTGACTGCCATTTTTATTTTCAGCAACAGCCAGGCCAATGACACAGAATTTGAAGCATGTCGTGAAAAGCTGATCAAAGCCCAGAAGCTCGATGTTCTTTACGATCTTCAGTGGAATGGGAGAAGCCGCCCCAAAGTCGTCGTCGGCAAAACATTTTTTGCGCTTCCCGTCGACGCCAAGGAAGGCTTTGCTGAAACCGTCAATTGCTTTCTTATGGGCGGAGCGCGCGAGAAATTCATAGATTTCGAGGTTTCCCACTGGCAAACCGGAAAGCCCGCCGGGGCTTTCAAATACGGGCGATATAAGCACTACTGACTCCAGATCAACAACCCCGCTTCGGCGGGATTTTTTTTGCCCATAAAACACCATTTGGTGTTGACATGGTATTCACCATTTGGTGTAATGGTTCCGCAACGACAACCACGGAGCCAACCATGCAAAACCACTTCATCACCATCCCCGAAACCACCCTCCCCAGCGGCCTGGTCGTCCCCGGCTTCCAGGTCGGTCAATACGTCTGCGCCCAAGGCGATGACGGCCAGGCCGTCGTCACGCCCGAGGGCGCACCGTGGGTCAACATCAACTACGCCGAAGCCAAAGAAGCCTGCCAGAAAGCCGGCTACCAGCTGCTCACCGAAAGCCAATGGCTGGCCATCGCCTGGAACGCTAGCCAGCAAGACATCAACTGGACCGGCGGCAAGGTCGGCGAAGGCGATCTATTCCAGGGCCTGCGCAACGACACGGTCAATGGCGCCATGCCGGGCAACTTCGAATCCTCCGACCCGACTGAACAACGCTGGCTGACGCTCTCCAACGGCGAGCGCATCTGCGACCTGAACGGCAACGTTTTTCAGTGGCTGGAAGACGACGTCCAGGGCGATGAAAACGGCCTGATCGCCAAAGCCTTCGCCGCCGACTCGCCGTCACTGACCACCGCGCCCTACCCGAGCCAGAAAAAAGGCATGGGCTGGCACCCGGGCGCCGGAACCAATTGGTCCGGCTATGCGCTCATCCGGGGCGGCTGCTGGGGCTCCGAGTCGAATGCCGGCGCGTTCAGCCTCGGCGTCGGCTGGCCCGACCTCCGCTACGACAGCGTCGGCTTCCGCTGCACCCTACCCATCGGTCTCTGATCCCTGGTCTCCGGTCACTGCGTCAGCGGTGACCGGATCGCCGCCCAATGCCCTTGGAGAAAAACCATGAAACTCCAGCTTTCCGCCCTCAAGGTTCACCTCGCCCACTGCGCCGCCATTCCGCGCATCGGCCGCTACTTCGGTATCGCCTTCACGACCACCGGCATCCCGGCCATCGTTGCCGTGATCCATCCGTAAGCCCATGCGCGACTTCGAAGTCTCCATGGTCCGCAAACGCTGCCTCAACGCCAACGAGGCCGCCCGGAAGTGTGTCGCCTACGTGCGCGCCGTAGATGCCGCCGAAGCCATGAAACTTGCCGCCAAGTTGCCCCATCGCGCCGCATTCAAGGCCATGTCTGCCAGGGAGGTCAAATGATCGCCGCCATCTTCTTTCCAGCCGATCCGGAAGGCCTGCTCTTCGACCTGGTCGAACAGGCCAGCCAGGCGCGCCGCGCCGGCCTGCGCCTCTACACCAACGGCCGGCGCTTCGCCTTGCTTCCCCATCCGGTCGCCGGCTGGGCGCTGTGGGGCACGCGCTGATGAGCCGCTTTTCCAGCATGTACGGCGCCTACGAGATCGACTCGCTGCCCGGCCAGTGCCAGGTCGCCGTCTGTCACAGCCTCGTTGTCACCGAGGAGCACCGCGGCCAGGGCTACGGCCACCTGCTCAAGGCTCAGCAGCAGATCGAACTCGACATCCTGCACTACGACTTCGCCGTCTGCACCGTGGCCGCTGGCAACGCGCCTCAGAAACGCATTCTGGCCAAGGCCGGCTGGCGCTGCCTTGCCACCTTCCGCAATCGCCGCTCCTGCGAAACCACCGAACTGTGGGGCCGGGGCGAACCTGTCGAGGACCAACCCAATGAATGACAAGCACACCGATCTGCTCATTTATTCTCACCCCGAGGAACCGTCGCTGACCTGGACCGGCCGCGGCCGCAAACCCAAGTGGGTTGAGGCCTGGATCGCGTCAGGCCGCACGCTAGACCAGCTACAAGTCCGCCCGCGTTGCGACAAGACGCTGGAATTGCCCGGCCTTGCCACCCCAGAAACCGCCTCACTTCAACAGGCTGCCTGACCATGACCAAAAAGACCCTCTGCATCCACCACTCGCCCTGCATCGACGGCATCGCCGCCGCCTGGGTTGTCCGTCAGGCCCTGGGCGACCGGGTCGAATTCCACCCCGCCGCCTACGGCGATGCACCGCCCGACGTCACCGGCCGCGACGTCATCCTGGTCGACTTCAGCTACAAGCGCGACATCCTGCTCGGGCTGATCGAGCAGGCGCACAGCGTGTTGATCCTAGACCACCACAAGACCGCCCAGCAAGACCTCGTCGACCTGCCCGGCAAGGCCGTCTGCGTTTTCGACATGGAACGCTCCGGCGCCATGCTCGCCTGGGACCACTTCTTTCCCCAGCGATACCCGCCATTGCTGCTCGACCACGTCCAGGACCGCGACCTCTGGCGTTTCCGCCTGCCGCTGACCCGAGAAATCACGGCCGCCGTCTTCAGCTACCCGGCCACCATTGAAACCTTCGACGAACTCCAGCGCCGGCCGCTCCGCGAACTGGAGCAGGAAGGCATCCCCCTGGAGCGCAAGCATCACAAGGACATCGACGAGCTGCTCAAGACCTGCACGCGCCCGATGACGATTGCCGGCCACAGCGTACCGGTCGCCAACCTGCCCTACACCATGGCCAGCGACGCCGCCGGCCACCTGGCCGAAGGCATGCCCTTCGCCGCCACCTACTACGACACAGAGAAAGAACGCGTCTTCTCGCTGCGCTCCCACCCGAGCGGCCTGGACGTCTCCAAGATCGCCGAGCAGTACGGCGGCGGCGGCCACAAACACGCCGCCGGCTTTCGCGTGCCGCTCGCCCAGACCTGCGCCGACCACGCCCAGCGCCCCGGACCGCTGCCCAGCGCCCAGCCGGAAACCCTGGGCGTCGCCCTGATCCCGGAAGACCTAGACCGACTGGAGCGCGTCGTGGAAAAACTGCAGCAAGCCGTGCCAGCCTTTTCCATCGACGACTGCGTGAATCTCGTCTTCATGGCCGGCATGGCGGTCACCGAAATTCCGGAAGGCGCCGCGCTGGCCAGGATCTATGCACCGCTGGCGGCCGTCGAAAAACTCGGAAGGCGCTTCGAGGCCTGCATCAATGCCGATGTTGGCGCCCAGTCGCATTCCATCGTCGCATGGAACGACATCGCCACACAGGCTATCGCCACCGCGAAAGGTGCCGCATGACCTGGATGCTCACCTACTCCGGTCGTCGCTTCGACCCCATCGATCCGCAGCCGGAAATGTTCGACCTGCTCGACATCGCCCATGGCCTCTCGCAAGAATGCCGCTACGCCGGCCAATGCCGGCTGTTCTACAGCGTCGCCCAGCACTCCGTACTGGTCAGTCAGATCGTCCCGCCGCAACTCGCTTTCGAAGCCCTGCTCCACGACGCCACTGAGGCCTACATCAAGGACATCCCGCGCCCGATCAAGGCACTACTGCCCGACTATCGCCAGCTCGAAGCCAGGATAGATGCAGCTATCCGCCGGCGCTTCGGACTGCCCGAGCAACCCAGCCCGGAAGTCAAGCATGCCGACCTGGTCCTGCTCGCCACCGAGCGCCGGGATCTGATGCCCGATACCGGTGGCCCATGGGCATCGATCCAGGGCATCCAGCCCATGGATAAATCCATCCGCGCCGCGCATGTCGGCCGGGCGAAATCGATGTTTTTGGAACGGGTGATCGAAATACTGCAGGGAGGAAAAGCATGACACCCCGCCACCGCTGGACACCCGCCGAAGAAGCCGTGCTGATCGATATCTACCCGCACCTCCCGACCGAATGGATCGCCGCGGTGTTCGAACTGACGATCCAGCAGGTCTATGCCAAGGCCAACGCCATGGGCCTGAACAAAACGCCGGCCTACATGGAGAGCGACTTCGCCTGCCGACTGCGGCGCGATGACCATCCCGGCCAGGCGACGCAGTTCCAGAAAGGCCAGACACCCTGGAACAAGGGAACCCATTACACCGCTGGCGGCCGTTCGGCAGAAACCAGGTTCAAGCCCGGCGAGCGGAGAGGTGTCGCCGTCAATCTTTACAAGCCGATCGGCAGTGAGCGCATCAGCAAGGACGGCTACCTGGAGCGCAAGATCAACGACGGACTCCCACTCCAGAAGCGCTGGCGTGCCGTGCACCTGATCGAATGGGAGGCCATCAACGGGCCACTACCCGCCGGCCACGCTATTGCCTTCAAGGACGGCGACAAGACCAACCGTGCCCCGGACAACCTTGAGCTGATCACCCGCGCCGAGCTGATGCGCCGAAACACCGTCCACAACTACCCGAAGGAGATTGCCAAGCTCGTCCAGTTGCGCGGCGCGCTTGTCCGCCAGATCAACCGAAAGACCAGAAAGGCACCCCATGAGCAATGACATCACCGAACTGCGCAGCGTGTTGTTCGACACCCTGCGGGATCTCCGAAACAAGGAAGCGACCATCGACATTGAGCGCTGCTCTGCCATCAATGACATCGCGCAGACCATCATCCAGACAGCCAAAGTCGAGGTCGACCACATGCGCGTCACTGGCGGCACGAGCAGCAGTGGCTTTCTGCCAGCGCCGACCACCTTGCCGCCCATCAAAACCATGGTTCCGGCACCGCCCGCCCAGAAAGGCGTCGCCCAGCAGCTTGTCGAGGCCAACGTCACCACCCACAAGATGGATTAACCAGGAGTCATCATGCAACCCGCCCATTTCATAACCATCCCCGAAACCACCCTCCCGAGCGGACTGGTCGTCCCCGGCTTCCAGGTCGGTCAATACGTCTGCACGCGGGGCGATGACGGCCAGGCTGCCGTCACGCCAGACGGCAAGCCGTGGGTCAACATCAACTACGCCGAGGCCAGGGAAGCCTGCCAGAAAGCCGGCTACAAGCTGCTCACCGAAAGCCAATGGCTGGCCATCGCCTGGAACGCCAGCCAGCAGGACTGCAACTGGACCAAGGGCAAGGTCGGCGATGGCAAGCTGTTCCGCGGCCTGCGCAAAGGCAACGTCTCCGGCGCCCAGCCCGGCAACGTTGAACCGGCCGACAAGAAGGAACGCCGCTGGCTGACACTCTCCAACGGCGAGCGCATTTGCGACCTCAACGGCAACGTTTTTCAGTGGCTGGAAGACGACGTCCAGGGCGACGAAAACGGCCTGATCGCCAAAGCCTTCGCCGCCGACTCTCCGTCACTGACCACCGCGCCCTACCCGAGCCAGAAAAAAGGCATGGGCTGGCGCCCGGACGCCGGAACAAATTGGTCCGGCGATGCGCTCTTCCGGGGCGGCTGCTGGGACTCCGGGTCGTATGCCGGCGCGTTCCGCCTCGTCAGCGGCTGGCCCGACAACCGCGGCGACCGCGTCGGCTTCCGCTGCACCCTGTAATGGTCTCTGGACCCCGGCCCCTGGTCTCCGGTCACTGCGTTAGCGGTGACCGGATCATCCCCTTACCGATAGCACAATCATGAGCAACACGCCAACCCCAGAAGAACTCCACCAGTTCAGTATCCGCGCTTTCCGCGGGATTGAGGCCGGCCTTGGCCAGGCCGATCCGACGGCCGAGATCGCCCGCAAGCTTGAAGCGCGGTATCCGAATCACCTGGTACTGGTCCAGGCCGGCAAGTTCCTGCACGGCTTCGACCGCACGGCCTACGCGCTGAACGTCCTCAAGCAGTACCAACTCAAGCTGGTCGGCACGGCCGCCGAGCCACACATTCGGGTCGGCTTCCCGGCCGGCAACTTCAAGCGCCGACTGTGGAGCATGGTCGCCGAGTTCGGCATTCCCTACGTTGTCGCCCTGGGCACGCAGGCCAGCGGCCACACGCTCTACACGTCCGGCCAGAGCGACGGCAACGCCTCTGTCCTCGCCTCGGTGTCCGACCAGATCATCGGCGAGGTGATCGCCGACCTGCGCCAGCGCGGCGAGCTCAACAAGGCAGCCGCCATCCAGCTGCTGGAGAACCCGGATACCGCCGGCTTCAAGCTCAAGAGCCAGGCGCAGGATCTCGACACGCAACTGCTGCAGGACGTCATCAAGATGCCGCGCGACCTGCGGTCGACCTACGGCGAGACACTGCGCGCGTGCATGGCGCGGATCCTGCGCGCCGTGTTTGCCTTCGGCCTGGCCGAGAATAGGCCGGCGCTGCTTCGCCAGTTGTCGGCCGACATCGATCTGCTCAAGCACTACCTGACCCAGGCCCCACGGCTAAGCCAGCTCAAGACGTTCAACTTCGAACATCGCGCTGGCTTAGCCGTCGAGCTTGGCCGCCTGGTTGGCGGCCTCATCAAATCCCAACAGGGGCGGCCATGATCGACCACGGGAACTCTCTGGAATGTCCGGCAATGCGCTCATCCGGGGCGGCTACTGGGACTCCGAGTCGAATGCCGGCGCGTTCAACCTCAACAACGACTGGCCCGACAACCGCAACGACAACGTCGGCTTCCGCTGACCCAAGGAAATCATGCCTGGACGCTGGCCACGGCCACGGGAGGCCCATTCTTGGTCGAGAGATTCCGGGAGTCTCGGCTCCGAAAGCATGGCAGCACACCCAGCCGGGAACCGCCGCGGGGGCTCCGGCTGCCGCGGCGGAACACGGTAGCGAATTCAACCGCCTGACCAGCCTCGGCAACCTGTTCGCCTGCTGGAGCAAGGCCCGCCGCAACAAGGGTGGCTCGGAACGCATTCAACGTTTCGCCGAGGATCCGCTGCGCTATCTTACGATGATCCAGGAGCGCCTGCGGGCCCGCACTTTTACCTTCGGCCCCTACCGCAGCTTCACCATCCGCGAGAAGAAGTTCCGCGACGTCATCGATGCACCGATGAAGGACCGCATCGTGCACTGGATGATCTACGACCACCTGCTGCCGATCTGGCAGCCGCGCTTCATCCACGACACCTACGGCAACCTGCCCGGGCGCGGCACGCTGGCCGCCGTCCAGCGCCTGGCCGATTTCTGCCGCAAGCCGACTTGCACCTGGGTGCTGCAGCTCGATATCTCGAAGTACTTTTACTCGGTCCCGCACGCCCAGCTCAAGGCCAAGGCGCTGCGCTACGTGGGCGACCACAACCTGCGCCGGCTGATCATCGACCTGATCGATTCCTGGCACACCGACGACCGCTACGACGCCATCTTCCCGGCCGGCAGCGCCTACCGGGCAACGGTCGACAAGGGCATGCCGATCGGCAACCTGCCCAGCCAACTGCTCGCAAACATCTACCTCAGCGACTTCGACCACTGGGCCAAGGAAACACTTAGGATCAAGCACTACATCCGCTACGTCGACGACATGGCCGTGCTGGCCGCCAGCCGAGAGGAACTGCAGGCCATCAGCAACAAGCTGGTCGAGCGACTGGCCAGCGAAGGCCTGACGATCAACCCGAGAAAAATCCGGACCGCCCCGACCAGCGCCGGCGTGCCGTTCCTCGGCTACGTCGTCTGGCCCAACCACATTTCCGCCGGCCGCTACGTGCGCCGACGCTACCACACCCGCCTTCGGCAGCACGAGGCGGGTGGCTATGACCGTACCGAGAGCCTGATGTCCTATCGGGCCATGCTCGCCCACACCGGAGCCACGCGATGATCAACAACCTACCATCCAACCTGCAGCAGGCAGTCATCAGCGCCGTCAGCTTCGAGGGCCTGACGATCTCCACCAGCGACGGCCGCCCGGCCAGACTGGCCATCATCGACGACCAGGGCAAGGTCATCGAGGCCGGCAACGACGTGGCTGCAGCCGCGTGGAATGTATCCATCGACTGCTACCGCCGATTCCTGATCGGCGAAGGGCATCTCAGGGTGTATTCCGAGGCGCCGAATGCTGAGGCCGGGAAAGCGGCAGCGTAACGCTGGCGGTAACGCGACTGAGCGTAGCGAAGGTCGCGTTGACCACAATGTTGGGCGGCAATTAACAGGAGATTGAAATGCTGAAACAGTACGTTGAATTCTTTTACCCCGGATCATTCGTGAGCGAGTCGAGCGTGCAAGAGGTTGCCGACCGTAACCCGCCGGCTGAGCTTCCAAAAGGAGCTTACGGCTACCGCTTCTTTTCCCGGAGCGAAGTAACGCAGGACGGCGAAACGCTGCGCGGCCAGCCGAAAGACCACGGCCCAATGACCTACTGCGGCGAGGCGATGACGCTGGAAGATGTGAAGGCTCTGACGCCTGCTGGCGACTACCGAATCCTCGTAAGCAACATGGAGTGCAACGGGTGGGATCGCGTTGTCCGCACGATTCGCGGCCAATTCATGCCGCTGAATGATGGCGATGTGGTTTTGCCGCCCAACGCGAAGTAGACGTCAAAACTGACGCATATTCTGGCCGGTGACACCTATCCTGGAAAACACGTCACCGGAAACCATTGCAGCAGAGCGAATAACACAGATCGCTCAATAGTTGAACAAAGAAAACCGGACACTATTTCCAAGCCCGCCATTTGCGGGCTTTTGTTTTTCAACCCACCCGATACAATGCGCGCCATGTCGTTCGCCATCATCATCGTCATCGGCTGGCTTTACGTGACCATCCTGGTCGCCGCCAACGAACCGACCGTCATCACAGGAATCATCTCTTTCCTGTTTTACGGCGCCTTTCCCTGCGGCCTGATGCTCTACTTCGCCGGCTCAAAGATTCGCCGGCAACGCCAGCGCTATCGGGAAATGATGGCCGAAAAGACGAAAGAAACACCTCGCGCTTAATGTACATTTAGCAGCGCGTTATTCTGGCTCTACGTGACCTTGCTGGTCGCCGTCAACGAACCCGGCATTGTCGCCGGCATCATTTCATTCCTGTTCTACGGCCTGCTGCCCTGCTCGCTGCTGCTCTGGCTGAGCGGC